ATATTATATTTTAGTTTCATAAAAATAGGACGGACTAATTAAAGCCGTCCTACTCTTAATAAATTAAGCTAATACTTCTTTAAAAGTATCACATTTCCATGTTACTTCTAAAGCAGCTGCTTCTGGAGATTCATAACTTAAATCGTTAGTGAATGGAAGTCCAGAATTAATCCAGCAATCTTCTAATGTTATAGTTCTGTAAATATCACCAGCTCTATTGAATTGTACGATTACGATTGTTCCAGTATAGTCTTTCTTTAAGCCCATTACACCAGTCTGTGGATCGTAAGCTAAGTTATACCATTGTCTCATTGTTTTATATAAATAAGCTTGGTTTGCCTCGTTTAAATTTAACGAAAAGTTAATACCCACCGTAAGTGTAGTATCATCTGGCATTCCAGCGTATGAACGTGAAGAGAATTTGTATTTCTGTGCTACCTCTCCAGGTGCTTTATATAATTCCAACCCGCTAACAGAGTTAACATGTTGAAGTAATAGCGGTGCGTCAGCAACTCCAGCAGGAGGTAAAATAGTTACCTCAAATAAGTTTCCTTGTACTGGTTCGAATTGTCTACCCGCCTTACTAGTTTGATCTTGTGAATAGTGTGGTAAAGCCATAAGTCTTTATTGTTTTATTTTTTATTATATATCTTTTTAACTAAAGTTTCCTGTTGAAATTTCACCAGTATTTAAAATCGTCGTTCTGTGTACAACTATTTCTAAACCTTTAACTGGCTCAACAAATGTATCTATGATACCGATGTTGTTATCAATTACCTCACCTGTGTTATTTGATTGATCCATTACGTTTTTGAAATCATATACACCACCATCTTGTCTAACTGATTCCATTAATGAATCTGCTAGAGTTTTGATTTCTAATCTAGTTTGTGCATTGTTAAATTCGAATACGTAATCCTTAAGGATATCTGCCATTGCATCTTGAATGTAAATTAACACTTCTCTAACATGAGCTGAAGATAGTGATGATTTAATAGATTGCTGTGCAGTTTTATTTCCTAAGATAGTTAAACCAACTCCTCTTTGGAATACAATTGGGTTATAACCAAATGGCTCTAAAATGTCTCTATCTGATTTGTCAAAAGAATATTCAGCTCCTGCAACGTTAGTTCCAGCAACAACACCTCTTCTAGGACCAGCGACAATTGACCATGGTAAAGCGTCTGTGTATTTATCAATATAGTTATTAGATACATAAGCAGCTGGTGGAACGATTAAATCTTTTCCATTTTCTCTTACAATAAGACCAGGACCATAGTAGAATGCAAAGTTTGCACCATCTGCGATACTCGGTAATGTATATAGTGATGTTGGATTTTGATCTAAGTTACCTCCATCTTTAATGTATGAAGTTTTAAATGAGCCAAATTGATCTTTAAATGAAGGATCCGTAGATTCTTTAAAGTCTTTTACCATTGGTGCATTTAATATAGCTGCTGCGTTTTGTCTTTCTTTTGCTAATTGAGATAATTGAATTTTATTTTGTAATCCATTTAAATCGTAAGATCCAAATGTATCAACAATATATCTAAAGTCAATTGCATCTTTATCTACTAAACCAGTTGCCAATCCTGTTCCTAATGAAATAGCCTGTAAACATGAAGTAATAGTTTCTGCTTCAATATCTGCGCCATTTAATACGAATGGAGTATATGAAACTGCTGCATCTTCTAAAGATTCAACAAATGCAGTAGGGGCAACTAAAGGAGCCGCTTCTGATAATTTAATAGTCCATACTATTTGTTCGCTTTCGTTTTTAGAAACAGAAACCTGCTCAACTAGAGCTAATCTTTCACCTGTTCTGATATAATTTCCTTTTTTAACTTCAGGATTAAATGTAGATAGTGCACCAGTGTATGTAAATATTGCATTAGTTCCATCAGCAGAGTATGTTAAATCCGACCCAGGGAATAATATTGTTCTATTTGCAATGTCGTAAGATAATACTACTTGATCTTGAGCGGCTTCGTCAAATGTGTGACCAACTAAATCGATTGGAGTATCTCCAGATTCGTCAGTTACTAAATCTTCAGCAATTGCACAGAATAAACCTGTTCTTCTTGCTTCAGCGTTAATCATTGTTTCGATATATACGTTTCTTCCTTCTAAGTCTTTAAAACCTGGAAGCATTGAACCTGTATAAGAACCTATCATTTCAACTTGTCTTAAGTTTGCAAATTGTTCTATTAGCTCTTTTCTTAAACCTTTATTGTCAAAGTAATATCCATAAACTGGATCAGTGTCCATTGCCGCAGCATCAAATTTACCTTTGAATACAAATACGTCAATCATATAATCTGACATTAAATCTTTATTATCTAAATATGCTGGAACATTTCCTTCTCCATACCATTCTCTTGCAGTAACATCAAAGCCAGCAGTATCTTGTGCTTTTCTTGTGAAAACTGTGATTGGGGTTTGTTTAATATTTACAAAGTTTAAAACTTGATTAGAATCCTGTCCTAGTGTTTGTAATACTTTTTCGTCAGAAGGAATCATGAATTTATCCGTGTCAAAGAAATTAGCATAAGCATAGTCTCCAGTTTGGTGACCTAATTCAGGATATGTTGCAATAGTAAAGTCTGCTAAATATTCTGCTTCTGTATATAATTGTTCTTCAGTTCCTGCATTGTAAATATCAAATGTAGTTGCTCCAATGTAAGATGCATCTAATACATCACTACTAGGTGCGATACCTATCATAGTATTTCCACTAGAGAATGACACTCCAGTTATTTGTGCAACAGTTCCATCTGATTGTAATAAGTAATCGTTAGTTGAAATAGATCCAGTAAAATCTTCTCCAACGATCTCTACACCCTGTCCTGATATACCACTCGCTACCGTTAGAGATGCAAGTGTAAGAGTATTAGTAATTGCCGGAGCAACATAAGCGACTTTTACATCACCTTCAACCCATGTGTTTCCAGCTGGTCTTTCCATTAAGGGATCAGTTTTATATGATCCATTTGTTGAAATTTGTGCAGCTGAAGCTAAATCATTTTCTCCAAAATGAGCAAGGTTAAGAGCTAGGATAGGTCCTCTTGAAAGAGCAGCCTTAGCTGATCTGTGGAAGAACATTCCTTTTTTCTCTAACGACTTGTCGATGTTTCCATATACTTGAATGAATGCTTCAACGTTTTCGATTAATACTGGTGTATTATAAGGTCCCTTTCTTGAGTGACCAACAACCAGCCTAAGAGTAGAAACGTCAATATTAGCAGTTTGGGATTTATCAAATTCCAATCTGTAAACGCCTGAACTCTTGAATTGTAATAATTGAGGACTTAGTGCCATAGTTATTTAATTTTATTTTTTTATTTGTTAATCTATATATCCGTGTAAATCTGGAGTTTAGTCTATATAAGATCATAAATATCATACTGCATATCTCCGGCTGAATCGTTTTGTTGATATAGAGTAGTTTCCATTAATTTATACTTTTCAGGATCTATAAAATCTAGCAATTCTTCGATGTAATCTGCATAATCTGTAGTGTTAAAAAATTCAGTGGCAGTGATTCCTGTCATAATGATATCATCATTACCCATTTGAGCACCATAGCTTCCATTTTTAAGACTACCGAAAAGACTTGCTTCATTTACAGTTTCTGTGTCATTTATTTTTATTCTATTATTTTCAATTAATTTTTTAAAATTTTGGCAAAACACTGATTTGTTATCTGCTTTTAATTTTATACCTGGTTTTAAGGCTCTTGAATCATGTCTATGTTTAAACCTTAATACCATTTCGTCTTCAAATTCATTTCTTGAAGGATATACTGTTTGTAAATATTTTAATAAGATAGAACCGTATGTATTGAATTCTATAATCATCTTAACATTTTCAGGATTAAATATCTCAACAGCTAATGTATATAGAACCTTTGCAAAATCTTCTATAACATGTTCATTAGATCTAAAGACTGCAACTTGATTCAATCTAAAAAAGTCATACATTGCACCCGGTGTCACTGCATCAATAATGTGCTTATCTTCCATTGGTTCTACTTCGAAAACATTAATTACCGAGTAATCACCCCCATTGCCTTCTGCAATGTCTACTGAAAACAAATAAAATCTATTAGATTCTTTTGCTCCTTCAGGATCAAAATCTTTATGAAATCCTAAAACTCCTTTTGTATCTATTTGTATGTTTTCAAAATCTTCTAAATCGTGCCAAATAAACTCATGTGAATTTTTTCTCATAGTTTTCATAACCATTGGGCTTAATAATAGATTTGAAGAGCTTACGAATTCATTTCCATATTGTCTATTGAATGCTTCTTCAGAACCAAGGTTACCAAGTTCTCTCTTATACCATTCATCGTCTCTGTCTGGGTGTTGCCACCAATCGATTCTCGTAGCGTTATATTCGTTATCTCCTCTTTCGGCAGCTGCGTATATTTCATAGAACTTATTAAAACCGTTTGGAGTTGAAGTGATGTTAATTCTTGATACTTTCGAAGCTGAGAGTGTTGGATATACGTTTTCATAAAATGAATTTACTATTGTTGGATGAACGTGAGCAAACTCATCAAGGTATAAATTATGAATTGTAAAACCAATACCTGATTTTGCAGTAGTCGATTGACCTACTAAACGACATCCATTATCCGAACGGACATTCATTACATCATACTTGATAATACCCGGTTTCATAAAGAAAGGAAGGTTTTCAATAACCACCTTTGCTTTATCTATAATTTCCTTTGTTGAGTCAGATTTATTAGCTAATAACAAGGTTGTCTTGTCATAATTAAAGGTTAAATACCATGCGTTAAAGATAGAAGCTGTTACGGTTTTACCCATTTGCCTAGAAGCAAGAACAATATTAAATCTTTCATTTTGAAAATCGTGCAATAATTCTTTTTGATATTCTCTAAGTTTTACTTGTTGAATACCTTCATCTGTCATTACTACTGCATATTTTTCTGCAAAATAAACAATGTCATTGGCGCATTTAGCCAATTCTGCAATTTCTTCTTCAGTATATTCAAATACAATATTACCTTTACGTAAGAATTGCTTACCTTCATAAAATGGCATAGAAACTTGTGGACGATATCCTTTGTCTAATGCTACTAAAAGGTCATTAACGTTCTTAGTTGACCATACTAGCTTTTGACCAGGATCGTTTTTGTCTCCTTTCGGAATCCACATATTATCTCCTACGTAATCGCTCATTGTTATTCTTCGTTAGGTTCTACGTCTTCAATATCTTCGACCTCAGAATCATTAATACCGGAGCGAATCATTCTCATAAGGTCTTTAGTTCCTCTTTGAACAGCAGAATCACCAGTGGAACCTCCTGATTCTTCTATTTCTCTAACATCATCTCTCTTTTTGTAAATCTCTATATCTCTAGAAATTCTTTTAGCACTTTCCTCAGTTGCCATTAAATACATTGTTTGAGATTTAATAATATCTAGCATTGATTTCTGTAACGTTGCAAGAACTTCAAACATTCTTGGAGCTAATTCACCATCTTCGATAGTTTCTAATAGAGTTGTAAGAGCTCTTTCACCGGCTTGTAATTGATAAACTAAAGAAGACATTGTCATCTCATCCATCTTTTTCTTAGCAGCAATATATTCGTCTTTTTCAATTATATCTTCTGCAAGATAAAATTTCATAAGAGCTGTTATAGTTTTCTTAGCTGTTTTAGTAGATCTTGTTTTAAGTTCTCCAAATGATGGAAGAACTTCCTTTGGTTGAAGTGGAAGAAACGCCGGATCAGTATCCGTAGCCTCTGTTATATCTACACTTTCACCAATAAGTTCATCAAGCTCTTTTCTAATATCTTCTGCTTGGTCTTTTATTGACTTCTTTTCTTCTGACATAAATTATTGTTTTATAGGATTATATATCCTAATTACTTAGAATGAAAGAATTTCTGAAATCCAATACTAGGTATTGCATTATCGATCATCTTCGCAAGTTGGTTATCTCTGACAACATATTGATTTAATACGTTTGATCTCTGCTCCTCTTCTATAGTCTGTTCAAATATTCTAAGATTTGTCATATACATTCCATTTCCTCTTAATTGGAAATTAGAATTTGAATTCCAAATCATTCCTGATGATTTAACTTCGTTAAATAATTCTATTAATTGTGTAGGACTATTTTGAGGAAGACCTACTTCATTTAAATTATAAATACTTAAACTCATTGAAGAAAATTCATTACTTATATTCAATACAAATGCATACCATTCTTTTTGTAAATTTATTCCATGATTAAACGTTATGGTATTACCATTAGACATTACTTTGAATTCTGAATCATTTATATATGATTTAAATCCTGTTAGTGCAGTCGAATCTCCAATTATGAAATGATCTCCGGATCCTGTATT